GTTAGAGATGTATTAGGATTTACAGTGGCAATGTCACATGTAGATTATGAGTACGATTATGATAATTGTTATACAGCATCTTTTTCACAGTCAAATGAATGTGTACAAGAAGGCACAAAGACTGACATTAGTGTAAGGAACGAACATGTAACATTTGGTTATAACAAAACTGAAAGTGAATACTTCACCGAAGGTGTAAGTACTTATTCAAGTGATGCAGATCGTTATTACTTTGATGCCAGGGATACTTTTAATCTTAATCCTGTAACAACTATTGTGTCAGGTATTACATACGATAAAGAAAACTACATTGGCGAGTCACAGGATGATGTTAGTGGCTATGCTGTTATTACATATAACAACCAGTTGCAGTTTGGCACACGAGTAAGTGAAGATGTAAGAGTATACAGACTTGGCTTTGATAATAGTAAAGGTTTCTTTGCTAACATTAGTACAAGTTATCGTAATCCTACACTGTATCAACAATACGGCGACTCATGGGTAAAACCAAACTTAGGTTTGAAGCCTGAAGAAGGAACTGGATTTGAAATTGGTTACTTAGGTCTTTCATACTTTGCATATGACTTTGATGAGAACATTGACTATGATGGTAGTTCTCAACAATATGTTAACACAGGCGAATATAAAACCAAAGGTGTCAGATTCCAAGACATGTATGCTGTACCTTATGGTAGTTTAAATTTTTTTGTAGCATATACAGATACTGACCAACCTAGAGTACCTGCGTACAAAGGTCGTATTTCATACTTTGCTAGTTTCGGTGAAACAACTGCTGAATTAAGTTATACAGCACAGTTTGATAGAGACCCTGGACCGTATGATGGTGCATCGTTGGATGACATTAAGTCTGTAGACTTTGTATTAAGAAAACAACTATCTGATAAACTTGGATTAGCATTTACAGTACAAGATGTACTAGATGATGTTGTTGGAGTATTACCAGGATATGACGCAGGAGGACGCAAGTTCTTCTTGACATTAACATACAAGTAGACTATAATAGCGTATGCCTAAAGTAACTTTAGAAATAAGAGATGAAGTAAATGTCAAGTTCGTTGGACTTGATGTAGCAACTCGCAGAAAGATATCCGAAGCAGCCAAATACTTTTTACCGTATGCATATCATATGCCTGCATACAAACTAGGTAGATGGGATGGTTGTGTAAGATTCTGTGATGTCGGCGGAAGAACTTATTTAAATTTGCTTGATCGTTTATTGCCTTTAGTAACCGAAGCCGGTTATGAAATTGAAGTAAACGATCAAAGGCAACCTATTGAACTGTCATTTGATGATGTAACTGAAACTGATTACGAACATGTAGCATGGCCTAAAGGACATCCAGCAGAAGGCCTGCCAGTTATATTGCGTGATTATCAAGTTAAAGTTATTAATAAGTTTTTACAGAATCCACAATGCTTACAACAAGTAGCAACAGGAGCAGGTAAAACACTTATTACAGCCGTACTAAGTCACAAGTGTGAGAAGTATGGTCGCACAATAGTAATCGTACCAAACAAAGACTTGGTAGTGCAAACAGAAAGAGATTACAAGAATTTAGGTTTAGATGTTGGCGTACTATTCGGCGATAGAAAAGAATATACAAAGACACATACCATTTGTACTTGGCAAAGTTTATCCATGCTATCTAAGAAGTCAAAGAAAGGTGAAGCACCAATTGACATTGAACAGTTCTTAGATGAAGTAGTATGTGTAATGGTAGACGAAGTACACAAAGCAAAAGCAGATGTACTCAGAGACCTTTTAAGTAGTGTGTTCTCTAATGTACCTGTGCGTTGGGGACTAACAGGAACAATACCCAAAGACGAACACGAAGCAGTAGCATGTACATGCTGTCTAGGACCTGTTGTAAGCGAACTAAGCAGTAAAGAATTACAAGACATGGGTGTACTAGCAGACTTGGATATAGATATATTTCAATTACAAGACGGCTCACTAGGCTTCCAAGGATATGCACAAGAACTAAAATGGCTTGTAACAGACCCACAGCGAATAGATCAAATTAGTTCTATTATTAACGGACTTGCAGTAAACGGCAATACACTAGTATTAATTGACCGTATTGCAACAGGTGAAATGTTATCAGAAAGAAATGACGATTGGGCATTTATATCCGGTGCAATGAAAGTAAAAGATAGACAAGAAGAATATGCAGAAGTTTCAGAAATGGATAACAAGGTAATTGTTGCTACATATGGTGTAGCGGCAGTAGGTATTAATATACCCAGAATTTTTAACTTAGTTCTTTTAGAGCCAGGTAAGAGTTTTGTGAGGGTAATACAAAGTATCGGCAGAGGAATTCGTAAAGCAGAAGATAAAGATTATCTGAAAGTGATTGACTTAACGAGTAATCTAAAGTATAGTAAGAGACATTTAACAAAAAGAAAGCAATTTTATGCAGAACAAAAATTTAGGTACAATGTAACCAAGGTGGAATATAAATGAAAATATTAACAGTCGAGAATAAAGTCTATGAATTAGATACAGTACCGGATGAAATTGATGATTTGCGTTATTGCGTTTTTGATACCAGTGACCCTGAATACCGAGACTACTTTTTCTTACCCCTTATCTTTTTAGAGAGCTTTCATGCTCCAGCAATATGTTTACAAATAGGCGAGTTTCAATTACAAATGCCTATGGATTGGAGCATCTTAACTACTGATGAATCATTTGGTAGTTTAGAAGTTATCCCACTAGCAAGCCTAAACAATAGAGGCTTTGTTACACCAGTGTTTAACCCAATGCGTAACGGCATTCCTGACACTGAAGAAATACAGATTACCAACGTATACCAAGATGTCAAATGGTATTTCCCAAGACTTAAAAACGGACATATATTGGTAATTCCTCTGGAAGATAAAGAGGAACCTAAATGTGCAATGTTTGTTAAAGAAGCAAACAAAATTAAAGATATAGATTTTGGAGAACTATTATGAGTAAAAGATATTTTAGAATTAACACCGGTCGTTATGGCGGTGAGGTAGCAGCTGGCGAAGTTAGCAAAGAGTTTGTTGACTACTGGATGCCAAAAGTTAAAGAAGATGGCGATAGCGATCTTATTGAACATTTACAAGGCATTGAGTGGGAAGACGAAGATATGATGGATCCAGACTCTCCAGCACCAGGTGAGGACTTTTACTGTTGGAATGAGAACGATGATCTAGAACACACTAATAGTCCGTTTGCAGATAATGACTTCGAAGTTACCGAAATTAAATTACATGAAGATGCTATATACGAAGATGGCTTAATACAATGGAAAGAAGATGTTGACCACGACTACAGTACAATGATGTTTGAAGAAATAGACGAAGGCGAATACTTTTCATACGAAGCATGTATTTACAGTAGAGAATGTTATAGCAGTAGCATGGACGAAGATGCAGTTAAAGCTGACTATAAACCAACATTGTTTTTCTTAAGTTCAGAAAAAGGTACATTTGGTGAAGTGTATGTTGAAACTGATGGTGAAGATTTTGATCCAGAGTTATTACAGACAGGGCAACTTGAATGTGACATGGGCGAGTTTATTGAGTCATATTGGTATGACCGTAAACCTTTACAAGTTGACTATGATTATTCAGATTCAATAGGCAAAGGTTATTATGCTAGTGTTGGTTTTGTTAACACTAAATGGCATGATGAGTCAGAGAAATATGTCAGTTATGATATGGAAGAAACTGAATATGTTAAAGAAATGTTTGACGATTGGTACGAAGATAGAGAGTAACCAGTAAACCGTGTATACAGTTCGCAGAAACTGTAAATACAAGGTACACAAAATTAAAAAGGAGATAGAATATATGTCTTATCAATTTACTAGCGAGAGCGTTAGCGAAGGACACCCAGACAAAATATCTGACTTGATTTCAGATAGTATTGCTAATGCAATAATCAACGGTAATATTAATCATAGAGCGGCAGTAGAAACACTTGTAACAACTAATAGCGTTGTAGTTGCAGGCGAATATAAAAGAGATACCCCAATAGATGACGATACAATAGATGCAATCGTTAGGCAAGTAGTTAAGAATATTGGATACGAGCAAGAAGGATTTCATTGGGCTAACCTAACAGTGGTAAACAAACTACATGGTCAAAGTGCAGATATTGCTTTAGGCACAGATGACTTTGGCGCAGGTGACCAAGGACTTATGTTTGGTTATGCTTGTAACGAAACACCAGACTTAATGCCTAGTGCAATTTATTACAGTCATAAGATTCTAAAAAGACTAGCGGTAGAAAGACGAAACGGCGAAGAGTGGATTGGACCTGATAGTAAAAGTCAAGTAACAATGCAATACGATGGAATTGGAAAGCCAGTTGGCATTAGTACTATTGTATGTAGTACTCAACACAGTGATGATGTAAGCACACAAATGGTGCGTGATAGAGTTGAACAAATTATAACAGAAGAATTAAGCGATGTAGATCTAAAAAACACAGAGTTTTTAATTAACCCTACAGGCAGATTTGTAATTGGAGGACCGGATGGAGATACTGGACTTACTGGACGAAAAATTATTGTTGATACTTATGGCGGGTACGCTCCACATGGCGGCGGTGCTTTTTCAGGTAAAGACTGCACTAAAGTCGACAGATCAGCAGCATATATGGCTCGCTATTTGGCAAAGAACATTGTAGCATCAGGCAAAGCAGAAAACTGTACTGTACAACTAAGTTATGCTATCGGTGTAGTTGAACCAACTAGCGTGTATGTTTATGCAGACGGCAAAGTTAGAGAAGACTTAGCAAAAGAGCTAAAACAACATGTTGATTTAACACCAATTGGGATAATTAACAAGTTTGATTTATTTAATATGGACCTAACAAAAACTACCAACTATGGACACTTTGGTAAATCAGATCTACCATGGGAGCAACTAGATCTTTATGGACCTAACTAAAATACTCCGTACTGTACCTGACTTCCCAATTAAAGGAGTCATGTTTAAAGATATATCAAGCATACTTGAAGATCCCAAGGCGTTTAAGTACACTGTGGATAAGATGGTTGCATATTGCAGAAGCGTTAAAGCAACACAAATTGTTGCACCGGATGCACGTGGTTTCATATGGGGAGCTCCGGTAGCATTAGCACTAGGTATCCCTTTACACATTGTTCGTAAACCTGGAAAGTTACCTGGCAAAGTAAAAGCATATTCATATGATCTAGAATATGGCAGCGAAACACTAGAAATGCTAGACACTGTTGAGTTTGCATACACTGATAGAATTTGTATTGTAGATGATGTAAGTGCCACAGGTGGAACTGCTAATGCTATGGTAGAATTAATTAAACAAGCAGGTGGGTATGATATAAATTATGCCTGTGTAATAGACTTGGCTTTCCTACGAGGAACTGTTAAACTAAAGGACTATTGCGGAGTGGAATCCTATAGCGTTTTGGAAGTAGATGAATGAAAGATTTAATATTAATTGCACTTGAAAGTGAAGCGCCTACTATGGCTAAGTGGGATAATGTTTTCTTTACAGGTGTTGGTAAAATTAATGCGGCATTAACAGCGGCAAGACTTATTGAAAAACATAACCCACAAACTGTTTGGAATTTTGGTACAGCAGGTGGCATCAAGTTAACTAATGGTTGCCATGAAATGGTAAACTTTGTTGAACGAGATAAAGGTAAATGTCCTGAAGCAATTGAATTGTTTTTACCAAAAGATCCTATTACAATATCACTAGGAGTCGGGTATACTTGCAGCACAGGCGATAACTTTGTTACAGACCCAGACTTAGAATACCCTGCCCATGTAGTTGACATGGAGGCATTTGCAATTGCTAAAGCCTGTTCTAACAGGAAGGTAAACTTCAAGTGCTATAAGTATGTAAGCGACAGTGCAGATGATTCTGCAGACACTACTTGGTTAGAGAATGTTGCTAAAGGCGAAGAACACTACATGGCGATATACAAGGAAAACACCAATGGCTAAGAAGGCACCAGCAATACCGTTAAAGGATATTATGGCCGCACTTGACAAACGTGATAGAGGATATTACAATAGGTTAACGCCTGAACAAAAGAAAGCATTTAGCTCATGGATGATGATGCGTTACGCAAGTAGTGTACAAGGCAAGGATGCCGCACACTACATTTATATGACTAATGAACTAGTGAATAGAGACTACAGTGAAGTTAGTAAACATCCAGAACTGCAATGGTTATTACTTAGTGCATGTGGCGTAGGTAAGGTACAGTTTCACCCTTATTTAAAACCACCAAATGCTAAGAAGAAAAAAGATAAAGTGAGCGAGTTTTTATATAGTATACACCCTCACATGAAAAGTGAAGAGGTTACGTTACTACAAGAACTAAACTCAAAAGACGAACTAAAAGAATACGCAAGGTCACATGGATACGACGACAAAACAATTAAAGACATCTTCGGAAAATAATACTTGCCGTTGGTGTGGTAAAAACTTTAAGAGTGAACGAACTCTTAGTGTTCATATGTGTGTTAAAAAACGTCGAAATGCAGACAAAGATATAACTCATGTAAGGCTTGGATATAGAGTCTATCAAATGTTTTATGAAATGAATACAGCAGCAAGTAAATCTAAAAGTATGGATGATTTTATTAACAGTCAATACTATGAAGGATTCGTTAAGTTTGGTCGTAGTTGTGTACGCAACGAATATTTAGAACCTGAGAAGTTTGCTGAGTGGTTAATTAAAAATAGTAAAAAGTTAAAGGACTGGGCAAGTGATGCCTTGTATGATGAATACTTATTAGAGTATGTAAAAAAAGAAAGTGGTATGAGAGCATTAGAAAGAAACATAATGTATCTCTCTAAATGGGCTGATGAAAATAATTTAGTATGGCAAACATACTTTACAGAAGTAAGTCCTAATAGAGCAGTGTATGATATTCGAAGTGCAAAAATATCACCGTGGTTGTTATATTTGTCTAACACAGGAGATAAGTTGTTAACACGACTTAACGATGAGCAAGTAAAAATGATTGAGCATATCATTGATGCTCCATTTTGGATGCAACTGTTTAAGAAAAATAGAGAAGAAGTAAAAGAGATACAACATACTTGCCGAGCGGCAGGAATTTAACCAAAGGAAGGAAATGAAAGCAAAACTAATTAGTTATAGCCAAGCACCAGAGACCGACGAGTCAGCATTAGACTTAGTAGCCTATTGTGCGAGAGTAAGTAATCCAGATAATCAAAATAATAAAGACACAGCAACAGGACTTGTTAAGTATTTGATGAAACATAAACACTGGTCGCCACTTGAAATGGTATCAGTGTGTCTTGAAATTGAAACAACCAGAGACATTGCACGACAACTATTACGCCATAGAAGTTTTAGTTTCCAAGAGTTTAGTCAACGATATGCAGACCCTGTTAAGGAATTAGAAATGATTCCACGAGAAGCAAGACTGCAAGATACAAAGAATCGCCAAAACAGTATTGCAATTGATACCAGTGACGAAAGCCAACGCAGAATTAACGAAGCCTGGCGTATGAAACAAATGAAGCATATTAGGCAAACAACCGAGCTATACAATTGGGCTATAGAAAATGGCATTGCCAAAGAACAAGCAAGAGCAGTACTACCAGAGGGCAATACTGTGAGCCGTTTGTATGTTAATGGTACATTGCGTAGTTGGATTCACTACATTGAATTGCGTGGCGACAACGGCACACAATTAGAACATATGGAATTAGCATGGGCAGTAGCGGATGCT